CCTTGCTCTGGACCTGCATCGAGCCGCAGCTCGGGCAGGCGCCGCGGCCTTGGTTGTTCAGGTGCGGGTGATTGCGGATGTACGGAAGCAGCCGGAGGTAGAGACCTTCGAGCAGCCGGACGTCCTGAGCGCAGTAGCGCTCCATGCGCTTCTGAGCCTTGGGGTCGCCGTTCATCACGGACTTCCAGAGGTTGAACCCCTCGTGCGTCAGCTTGGCGCCAACCCCGAAACGGGTGCCGACATAGCCGAGCTTGTGAATGCCGAGGCGCAGGCCGCGAGCCGTCTTGTAGACGTCGATGCTCGGGACCAGCGGGGGCAGCGACATGCCTGCGAGGGCAAACTCGCCGCGCAGGTTCGGGAGGTCGAACTTGTCGCCGTTATAGGTGACGACCGCGTCGGCTTCCGAGAGGAGCGCGTGGGTCTCCTCAAGCATTCCCTCGTGCCCATGCTTCCAGTCGGACAGCATGTGGACCTTAGGCTTTCCGAGGAACTTCGCGCCGACGCAGATAGTACCACCGGGGGCGATAATCTGGTCAGCCGCCACGTTCTCGTCGAACATCCGCCACACGTAGGCTTGAGTGGGCTTGGTCTCGATGTCGAGGACCAGGATGCGGGGTTTAGGCGTGTTGATAGGATTTCTCCCAAGTGGAACTAGTGACTGTCAGCCCAGTTCAGGCCCTTGTCGAAGGACCCTGCGAGAGGGCAGCGTAGGTTGAAGGCGACGCCGGCATCCCGAATGGCATCCTTGCCCATCCCGCCGATCTCTTCGGCGAGGTGTTCAGGGACCTCCATCTGGAACTCGTCGTGGATGTTCGCCACGAAGCCGATCACGTCGTTGCCGCGACGCAGCTCGCCGGTGACAAGGTCAGGCTCCCACCCTGCCGCGAGCAGTCGCTCGAACAGGATCACTAGGGCCTTCTTCATCACGATGGCGCCGCCGCCTTGCAGCAGCGTGTTGAGCGCCGAGTGCGCCGAGCGGACCTTGAGCAGTCCGCCGTCGAGGGTCTTCAGGTAGCCTCGTGCGGCCAGCTTCTTGACCAGCTCTTGGAGCTTGCCGAGGGCGGGCAGTCCCGCCTCGACGTTCTCCTTGGCCTTCTTGCCGAGGCGCGCGATTGCCTTCTCGCGGGCAGGTCCGGCCTCGTGCTTGGCGTTGAACGCTTCGCGCCGGTTGCCGCCGAAGTCCTCGTAGATGACCATGCCGAGCTTCAGCAGGCCAGCGCCGTAGAGGTAGGCGTATATCCACGTCTTCGCGGAGTTTCGGGAGTTCAGGCCAATCAGGTGTTGATTGACCGTGTGGACGTCGGTGCCGTCCTCCTTCTTCCCGTTGACGACCGTATCGCCGTAGGAACCGCTGTCGAACTTCGCCATGTAGTGGGCGAGCATCCGCAGCTCTAAGCCTTCGGCGTCGCAGCCGCAGAGGAGGTTGCCCTTCGAGACGATGAACAGGGACCGGCACTCGCGGCCGTAAGGCACCACTCCCTTCGCGTTGATAAGCGAGGGACACTGAGCCATGTTCGGGTCCCAGTGCGTCATGCGCCGGGTGATGGCGCCTAGCGTTGAGACGCGGCCGTGAATGCGGCCGTCAGCGCGGACCTTCTTGATCCATGCGTTGTCGCCATCGGCCAACTGCCCGAGCCGCTTCTCAACGGTCAGGAAGTCGATCAGCAGCTTCGCGGCGGGAATGTGGTCGAGCTGGTCGAGCGTGGTTTCGTCGACCTTCGGCGCACCCTTGTCGGTGAACTCGACGGGTATCCACCCGTAGAGCTTAATCAGTCGGGATGCGATTTGCTTGCGGCTGCCGGGGTTGAAGCTGACGAGCTTGACCTTCGTGAAGGTGTCGCCGGCAGTGTAGCCTCGGCTGCGATCGTTCCGCTTGGGCGTGAACTCGACGGCCTTGCCGAACTTTCGCTCCGGCTCGTACCAACACCCGAAGGTCTCGGTGAGCTTGTCATACAGCTCGGCGCGGCGGGCGCGGAGAACGCCTTCCAGCTTCTCAGCCTCGGCGAGGTTGAAGGCAAAGCCGAACCTCTCCTGCAAGCCGATGATGCGGGCGACGTCGTGCTCCAGTCGGAAGCTCTCTTCGGAGTTGCCGCCGAAGTTCTTCTCGACGCACTTGTCCCACAGGGCCTTCGTCGTGACCGGGTCTTGTGCGGCGTAGGTCTCCATCTCCTGGGTGAAGGCGCCCCACGGCCCGTCGTAGTCGAGCTTCAGGACACCGAGGCGAACGCCCCATGCCTCCAGCGAGTGGCGACCAATGAGGCCACGCTTGCCGAAGTCGTCCGGACGCTTCCGGGTCTTAACCGCAGCTTGGTCGATCTGCTTGATGTTCGGCCAAATCATCTGCGCGTAGAGCATGGTGTCGTGCGCGACGCAGCTCAGCTTCAGGCGGAACCACGGGTAGACCTTCGTGATGGCCGGGATGTCGAAGTTGATGATGTTGTGGCCGCAGACCTCGTCCTGCTCCATGAGCATGATGAGGCCGTCGCTGATCGAGCCGTCGCGGGGCGCCGGTGATCCGTCGGCGAACTTGCCATCGTTGAACCGCAGGCGCTCGCCGGTCTCGTTATCGAGGACGTGCATCGTGTGGACGCGCGTCAGCTCGTCGAGGAGACCGTCGGTCTCCACGTCAAAGATTTTCATTGAGGCTCCTGCGCGGGAAGGTGGAGGGACCCGGCGCTCCGAACGGGCGCTTTCCCCTCCGTTATCCGCGGCTCGTTTGTGGGCCACGGCGGGGATGATTAGGTCAGGGGCGTTTTGTCACTCTCACTGTGGGTGGCCCCGTTCCACAGGTCAGCCGGATCGCACCCCGGTCTACGATTGGTTTAGCTCCAGATGATGCCGAGAGCGGCGATCACGATACCGAGGATGCCGATGGCAACACTCGACAGACCGACGGTCGACGTCAGCGGGGTGCTCTCGCCGATGGCGTTGTCCACCGTCGAACACACTAGGTGGCCCGTGGCGGCGAACACGCACATGGTGGCGCCAATCTGGACGGCCAGCATTACTTCAGCAGTTCCGCTATGCGGCGCTGGATGGAAGCGGCGCGCTGGCGGCTGTCGTACAGCGAGGTGACGCGGTCGTAGCTCGCAAGGCGACGAGCCTCCTCAGCGGCGGCGATCTCTTGCTGGCGATCGTAGCTGGCTGCCTGCAAGTCGAACTCGCGGGACATTTTAGCGTCCAGCTTGGCCTTCACGGCGTCGAGCTGACGGTCAGCGCGGGTGAACGCATCGATGGCGCCGTCGACGCCACGGTCGAAGAAGCCGAGGACGTCGGCGAGGACCTGCATGGCGCGCAGGCGGATGATCTTCAGGTTCATTCGGGTGCTCCTAGAAGGTGCGGTTACGGGAGGCGCGCGACGGCGGGAGGCCGTTGCGGCGTTCGATTTCCTCTTGGGCGAGGGCGAGCGCCCGCCATGCGAGGCGGACGGAGTGGAGGACCCCCTTCGGGTCCACGGTTCCGACGTCGGCGAGGTGCCGCATGATCTTGTTCTCATGGTCGGTCGACTTGTCCCGCGCCCAGTGCATGGGTTCGCCGGGATTGTGCTGGTCGTTACCGAGCTTCGAGACGCGAGCGACCTCCGCCAGAGCGTTCGGGAAGTAGGCCATCAGGCCGTCGAACATGGGGAAGTCCAGGCGCTCCGCGTCGCCCTGCGGGAGCATGATCGGAGGCGAGGCGTGGACGGTCACGAAGCCGTCGTCCTCGACCTCGGGGGCCGGGGGTGGGACCGGGACCGCGTTTCGGTGGCAGCGTCCGGCCTGACATTCAGGACAGTGAGCGTGGGAGATACCCATGCTCTCGCCGCAGCAGCTACAGTCGTAGTGAGCCATTAGAGTTCGTCCTGCGTTTCGGATTTGAACGGCCCGTCGCCTTCCGGCATGTCGACCTCAACCATCAGGCCGGTCTCCCGGTCGTATGCGAGGGCGATGAACGGACCGACGGCATCGCCGGTGAGGCGGTCCTTCAGACCGCGGATTATGGTGGGGCAGTCGGGGTCCTGCTTGTCGCGCTCCAGGCCCATCAAGTAGTGGGACCAGAAGGCGACCGCGCGGGAACCGCGGAAGTGCTTCTCTTGGACACGGCCGCCGTCCTCGTGGGACTTGCCGTCAGGGGTCGCGAGGTGGAACACGAGGTGGATGGTGACATCCAGCTCCTCGGCCAGCTCGGCCATTTCCGACATGATGCCGTCGAGGCTGACGCGCTCGTTCTCGTCGCCGGCAGTCAGCGCCGTCATCGGATCAACGATGAAGTCACGGACGCCTTCGCCGAGGCAGAGG